CAACAGATGTAGTAGCAGCCCATCTTACATATAAGGTATATTGTTTACTAATACCTGAGGCAGGTAATGTAAGGGTTGTTCCAGTACGAGTAACACCCATATTATTAATAACGTTATCGTCCCATTCACTTGCACTCAACCCTAAAGGTAAAAGATTACTCCAAGCTGGAGCAACAGTATCGAAGTATGAATAATAAGTTTCATTAGCAGCACCAAGTACATCATATAATTTAGGCTTCAATAATTTGACTTGATAAGTAACATGAAGTTCTCCAATATTAACACTTGTTCCTTGGAATCCAGTTGTAGCAATAGAAGTTCTTCCAAGGAAATAAAGACGAGGATCAGTATTTGGAGGATTAATTTCACCAGCTTCTGAATATAAAACAGAAACAGTAGATTGATGAGGATCACACTCAATCATATGTGTTTGATTAGAAGAAGGAACACATGACGTTGAATACTCATAATTAAGCATTTCTATCTTTGATGAAAATGGAGCATCAACAGTATCATATTGAGTAGCCATCATCACAGTACCCAAAGCAGTGTTGGTTGAATTCAAAGCATTAGCAGAGGTTGATCTGAACTCAAACAATATTCCTTGTAATTCATATTGTTCATAATTAGAAGCGATTTGAGACAACCAAGGAAAGGTCTTTGAATTAGCAGCATTCAGCAAATAACTATCAATCTTAAAAGTATTTGCACTAGAAGAAGTTGTAATATCACCCAAATATTCTTGATATCGAATAATAGTTCCACCATTTCCAGCAATATTTGTCATTTCAGGTAATCGACCTTGAAATACATTTGAATTAACAGAATAGTCACCAAGACCAATAGCTCGTTGACCTAAAGAACCTAAGAACTCTCCTGCAGTAGCACCGAGGTAACCACCCATCCTCCCCCCAAAATTCGTACCTGGGGAAGGATAGTAAGCTCCTCGTCCATAATATCTTCGTCCTCGGCCATATCTTTTTCGAGCATAACGTTTAGAACCACGTTTATATCTTCTTCCGGTCATAACCTTCATTAAACGCTGAGTAAATTCAGGCGTTCCTTGTGTTCGAACAGCAGCTCTGTAGTGGTCACGAGCTTGTTGTTTGTATTGTTTAATCAAAGGAGCTGCTTGACGACGAGCAACATATTTGTTGTAATATTCATTAGGAGCAGCATTTGCCATTTGATTTCCAGGTAAAGCACGTGGTAGCACGGGTATTTGTGGAACTTTGTGGAGATTTGTGGAACTTTGTGGAAGTTCAGAATCTTCATTCATTACATTGTATAAGCTATCCAACGGTCCATAATCATCTGGTTTGAATCTTTTAGGAATAAAAGATTGAACTTGATTCCATACAGTAGGTTCTCCAACAGGTTGACGCTTCAATTTGTTAACGTGATCAACATAAGGCATCCTTTTAAATACATTAGGAACATAATGATTAAAATTATCGATATCACGATCAGTAATAGGCATATTTTCCCAACGCAACCAAGGCTCAGGCTCGGGATCAGCCCTAATCTCAGGCCTATGATCCCTAAAATAACCAAGTGATTTCTCCCAATCAAGAGGAACGGGTATATCATCACCCATAATATATTGAACATCGTCCTTATACGGAACGATCTCCATCACGTGTTACACGTGAATTACTAGGAATGCAGGTCGAGACAGCATCAGTTCAAGCCGATCAATTTAATCAATTAAAGCACATAGAAGAAATGCTAGAGGTACTCATTTCTATGGCACATCAAATCTTAAATTTAGTTGGAGAGGAAGAAGATTTATCTTATGATGGAGATATCGAAGATGAATCAAGCAGCGATTCAGAAGAAGAAAAACGAATTAAAAAAAAACCGAATTTATTAAAACAGTCAAACTTTAATATAACTAGATAGTATATGTATCACCATTAAAGTGAGTTGTTAATAAACCATTATCACAACCTAAATCTTGACTTTTTTTGTATTCGATTAATTTAAATCTCCTAAGTAAAGGCTCCAAAGTTTGGGGATCGCTCCAAATTTGAGAAGGATGATAATTAGAAGTAAGTAAGATTTGTTTAGGTCTAATAATCATAGCAGAAACACCTTTCACATTGGCAGGGAAAGGATAATGATCAGACCAAATCTTAAGATAATAACCAAGCTTAACATGATACTTATCGAGATCCTCGATAATAACGACATCTTGAGTGTCATATCCATTCCACCATTCAGTATCAGCAGCTTTGATATAAGCAAGAGGATACTTATTTCGAACATATTTGGATTTTCCAGTTCCTATAAAATAAAAATCTGATAATTTTATATTTTAAGGACATACCAGTTGGCCCCCAATGCCATTCATTAAGTAAAACGTCGTTCTGTGAAACGACAGGTTGATGAATGTAAGCAATATGTTGAAGATTTTTGATATGAGGAACATAAATAGAAGCTTGAATTTGGTCCAATTTACCAGCAATTGCGAGAGTTTTGGCTTCTTCCCAATTCTTTTTAACTTGTTGAGGACCAGAATAGGGGCAAACTCCAAATTCATAATAATCACCTTCCTTCTTGCAATATTCAGAAGCTTGCTGAGGCGTACCACGAGCAATCTCAAAATGTGCTGTAGACCAGACATGTTTGAGTGTTGTCATAAGCAGACGCTTATGGCAGGATACAAACGCCTGAAGGTGAGGAGTACCAGTATCAGGAGCGATTTCTTTTCCATAAATCGTGTAAACGAATAAATCGGAGTTGTCAAACTTTTCTTCATCTTCTGGTGAAAAGTTGTTGATAGTGAGGCACCAGTGTTTAGCTTGTGGCTTACATTTAGGAGCTGGATCAGACATAGTAGGTAGACAGGTAGACGCACTCCGGGTAATACTAGACCGGAGCACGTGCATCTACCTACTAATTAGGAAAGCACGTGATTTTTGAAATCTCGCTGAAAACTCATTTTATCGGGCGAAAATGACATTTTGGTTTAGCTAATCTGCATCCAAAAAGTTGTGATGGCAGCAGAACAAGTAGCTAGAGAACATAGATACATTTACAATGAACCTGTGGATTATATGACTTTTATGACTGGAGATATCATTATGGATATGGCAGATATTTTTATTAATCATGGAGACAATATCGAAGTTCAGATGGAAGTATTTTTAAATGAAACATTTCAAAGCTTCGAAGTATACGATGAGAATGATTATATTAATATATTTTATGCATTATTAGAAAATTTTGATAGTTTATATGAGTTTAAGTTTAGATTTTGTATTATTCCTTTATAAAAGTCAGTTAAAAAAATTCTTTTTTATTGAGTTCTTACATAATTAATTTCATAATTAATCAAAAGACAGCAGTCTGAACAATAGAAACAGTAAGATCGAAACTAATTCCAGCAACAGGTAAAGTTCCTCCAGTAGAGAAAGTAATTACAGTAGGCAAATTATTTCCAGATGTTCTAAATATTCTATAAGTAGCCATGTTAGCTGATGTGACTCCAGCAGTTGGAGATCCTTGAGTAGGACCAGTAAATATACCATTACTAATTGAAAGTGAAGGATAAGCAATAGCAACAGATGTAGTAGCAGCCCATCTTACATATAAGGTATATTGTTTACTAATACCTGAGGCAGGTAATGTAAGGGTTGTTCCAGTACGAGTAACACCCATATTATTAATAACGTTATCGTC